TTGTTTTTTATATTTTGGGAAGCTTGTAAGGCAGATAAAAGATGCTACGGGATGTGCTATTTAAAAAACAGACGTTCTGGGTTTTCGTTTATGAGTTCAGCCGAAACAGTTAACTTGGCAACTCTTGCGAGTGATAGTAGATTTGGGGTTCTATCTAAAAGTGGTGCTGACGCTAAGAAGATGTTTACGGATAAGATAGTACCTATAAGTATTAACTATCCGTTTTTCTTTAAACCTATACAAGACGGTATGGATCGTCCAAAGTCAGAACTAGCTTACCGTATACCTGCTAAAAAGTTTACACGACGTAAGATGCGTGAAACAGAAGTTGAAGATGACATGCAGGGACTTGATACTACTATTGACTGGAAGAACACAGGTGACAACAGTTATGATGGTGAAAAGCTTTCTTTATTAGTACATGATGAAAGTGGTAAATGGGAAAGACCTGATAATATATTAAACAATTGGCGAGTAACTAAAACTTGTCTAAGGTTAGGTGGTAGAATAGTAGGCAAGTGTATGATGGGATCAACATCAAACGCTTTAGATAAAGGTGGTGATAACTTTAAAAAGTTATATAACGACAGCGATGTCACAAAAAGAAATAGAAATGGTCAAACACGTTCTGGTTTATATTCTTTGTTTATCCCAATGGAATGGAACTATGAAGGTTTTATTGATGAGTTTGGACGACCCGTCTTTAATACCCCAACGCGAGAGTGTTATGGACCAGACGGTGAACTAATAGATGTAGGTGTAATAGATCATTGGGAAAATGAAGCAGATGGTTTACGTGATGATCAAGACGCGTTGAATGAGTTTTACAGGCAGTTTCCAAGAACTGAAGAGCACGCGTTTAGAGATGAGACAAAAAATAGTATATTTAATTTAGTTAAAATATACGAACAAATAGATTATAACGAAGGTATTAGAAGTAGCTCCGCGGTTACTTCAGGAAACTTTCAATGGGTTAATGGCATAAAAGATACTCAAGTAGTTTTTATGGCAGACCCAAACGGTAGATTTAATATTAGCTGGGTACCACCAACAACTATGCAAAATAAAGTTGTTTTAAAAAATGGTGTTAAGTATCCAGGTAATGAACACGTAGGAGCTTTTGGCTGTGATAGTTACGATATATCAGGAACTGTTGACGGTAAAGGTTCTAAAGGAGCTTTGCATGGTTTGACTAAGTTTAGCATGGAAGACGCTCCACCAAACCACTTTTTTTTAGAATACCTTGCAAGACCACAAACTGCAGAAATGTTTTTTGAAGACGTGCTTATGGCTTGCGTGTTTTACGGTATGCCAATACTAGCAGAAAATAACAAACCAAGATTATTATACTACTTTAAACGTAGAGGTTATAGAGCTTTTAGTATGAATAGACCAGATAAACTTTGGAATAAGTTATCAGTAGCAGAACGTGAAGTAGGAGGTATACCTAACTCAAGTGAAGATATAAAACAAGCTCATGCTGCTGCTATTGAGATGTATATAAATGATTACGTTGGTGTTAAACAAACAGGTGAATACGGTAATATCTATTTTAATGATACTCTTATTGACTGGTCTAAGTTTGATATTAATAAGAGAACAAAGTTTGATGCTTCTATAAGTAGTGGTTTAGCTATAATGGCTTGTAATAGACATTTATATAGACCAACAGCTGAAAAGCAAAGAACCAAACTGAATATAAATATAGCTAGATATAGTAATCAAGGAGCTATGTCTAAAATAATTAAACAATAAATATGGCAGAGTCTGTTGTAAAAAGTTATTTTCCTAGCCAAGCGGTTAGTGACATTGAGAAAGTAAGCTACGACTATGGTTTGAAAGTAGCAAAAGCTATAGAAGCAGAGTGGTTTAATAATGAGAAAAATATACGAAACGCTAAGTATAATGTTGTTAAAAACGATTATCATAAGTTAAGACAATATGCTAGAGGCGAACAATCAATACAAAAATATAAAGATGAATTATCTATCAACGGTGATTTATCTTATTTAAATCTAGACTGGACTCCAGTTCCTATAATTCCTAAATTTGTAGATATTGTTGTTAACGGTATGTCTGAAAGGATGTACGATATTAAAGCTTATTCTCAAGATCCGTTTGGTGTAGAAAAGAGAACTAAGTATATGAACGATATATTAGACGATATGCGTATGACTCAGTTTAATGACTACGTAGCAGAAGCGTTTAATGTAGACATGTACAACAATAATCCTGACGAACTACCTGAGTCTAAAGAAGAACTAGAGCTTCACATGCAGTTAACGTACAAGCAGGCTGTAGAAATATCACAGGAGCAAGCTTTGTCAACTTTAATGGAAGGTAATAATTATGAGCTTATTAAAAAGAGGTTTTATTATGATTTAACAGTTTTAGGTATTGGTGCTGTTAAGACTTCTTTTAATACATCTGAAGGAGTAACAATAGATTATGTTGACCCTGCTAACATGGTTTATTCTCACACAGACTCTCCATATTTTGAAGATATATATTATGTAGGTGAAGTAAAAGAAATACCATTTAACGAACTAGCAAAGCAGTTTCCTTTTTTAACTGAAGAAGATTTAGAAGATATACAAAAGAAAAACTATAAGAACTATTACAGCTATAGAAACACTACATCATATCAAGATGCTGACAACAATATGGTTCAAGTTTTATATTTTAATTATAAAACATACATGAACCAAACTTATAAGTTAAAAGAAACTGGTAGTGGTGCTGAAAAAGTAATAGAAAAAGATGACACTTTTAATCCACCTGCTGATGCTGAAGGTAATTACGCTAGACTACAAAGATCTATAGAAACTTTATATGAAGGCGCTATGATATTGGGTACTGATAGACTTTTAAAATGGGAGATGTCTAAGAACATGATGCGACCTAAAAGCGATTATACTAAAGTTAAAATGAATTATGCTATTGTGGCGCCTAGAATTTATAAAGGTAAAATAGATTCATTAGTAAATCGTATCACTGGTTTTGCAGATATGATACAGCTTACACATTTAAAGCTACAACAGGTTATGTCTAAGATGGTGCCAGACGGCGTTTACTTAGATGCTGATGGTTTAGCTGAAGTCGATCTTGGTAACGGAACAAACTATAATCCACAAGAAGCTTTAAATATGTTCTTCCAAACAGGTAGTGTTATTGGTAGATCATTTACACAAGATGGTGATATGAATCCAGGTAAAGTGCCTATTCAAGAAATTACATCTGGTAGCGGTGGAAATAAAATGCAAGCTTTAATTGCTAATTACAACTATTATCTACAAATGATACGTGATGTAACCGGGCTTAACGAAGCTAGAGATGGTAGTATGCCAGATAAAAATGCTTTAGTAGGTGTACAAAAATTAGCAGCTGCAAATAGTAATACAGCAACAAGACATATATTGCAAGCTGGTTTATATTTAACTCAACAAACAGCAGAGTGTTTATCACTTAGAATATCTGATATATTAGAATATTCTCCAACAGCTGATGCTTTTGTTCAAGCCTTAGGTGCTCATAATGTTGCTACATTAGAAGAAATGTCAGAGTTACATCTATATGATTTTGGTATATTCTTAGAACTAGCTCCAGATGAAGAAGAAAAAGCTATGCTTGAGAACAATATTCAAATGGCTTTATCAGGTGGACTTATAGATCTTGAAGATGCTATTGAGCTTCGCATGATTAAAAATATAAAACTAGCTAATCAGCTACTTAAAATACGAAGAAAGAAAAAAGCTGAAAGAGATCAAATGATGCAACAGCAAAATATACAAGCTCAATCGCGAGCTAATGCGCAGTCTCAACAAGTAGCAGCTCAAGCTGAAGTTCAAAAGAATCAAGCTATAACACAACAAAAAGCCCAGTTAGCACAAGCGCAAAGCCAAATAGATATGGCTAAGATGCAAGCTGAAGCAGAGCTTAAAAAACAACTTATGGCTTTAGAGTTTCAATATAACATGCAGTTGAAAGGTTTAGAAGTTGAAAGTTTAAAGTCTAGAGAAAAAGAAAAAGAAGATCGTAAAGATGAAAGAACTAAGATACAAGCTTCACAGCAAAGTGAGCTAATAGATCAAAGAAAAACAGGTAAGCCACCTAAAAAGTTTGAGTCTGCCGGTAATGATATACTCGGAGGTGGATTTAATTTAGGTAGCTTTGAACCTAGATAAACACTAATTTTTTATATTATATATTATGGAACAAGAACTAGAGAACGTTGAGGAGACTCAACAAGTGGAAGAAACTAAATTTATGTCTGAAGGAGACGACAGCGTTATTAAAATAGATTTAAGTAAACCACCACAAGAAAAAAAAGAAGAAGAAAATGCCACTACAGAGCAAAGCACAGATGAGGTACCTGTTCGCGACGAATCCGAAACTAGCGAAGAAGTACGTGAAGAAAACGTCGAAGCAGAAGTTAAAGAATCTACCGGAGAAGAAGAGCGGGTTCAAGATGAAGAAGCACCCGTTGTTGAGGAAGTAACTGAAGAAGTTGAAGAGCAAGTTGAAGAGCTTGCGGAAGAAGTTGAAGAAGCTGTTGCTGAAGCTGAAGCTACTGGCAAGCCTTTACCAGAAAACATCCAAAAGTTAGTAGACTTTATGGAAGATACTGGTGGAAGCTTAGAAGATTACGTAATGCTTAATCAAGATTATTCAGGTATGGATAATTTAACAGTGTTACAAGAATATTATAAACTAACTAAACCTCATCTTGACGCTGAAGAAAGAGCGTTTTTAATGGAAGAAACTTTTTCTTATGATGAAGAAGTCGATGATGAGAAAGATATTAGAAAAAAGAAAATAGCCTTAAAAGAGCAAGTTGCCGAGGCTAAAGCCTACTTAGACGG